CTGGATTTCAAAGTCGCACTGGATCAGTGTTGTATCTAAAGAAGTGGTGCGAGTCACCCATTCGCCACTGCCTTCCAGCTCACCGCCGTCCGTGACATCGGGATTCGTGAACAAGGGAATCGCCTGCTCCGGCATTCCGGCAAAGCCACGCGTCCACACCTCTACCTCTTGGTACACGTCCAGATCAGTATTTCCATTCAGCAATGCACCTTCAAAACGATCAACGTTAAGGCCAGCATTGAAGATTGCCCCCATGATCTGCTCGTTACCTTCATACCAGGTATACGGCAGACTTGCGTAATCCGGCGCATACTGCAGCTCGCCCAGCAACAGCGGCAAAGCCTCATGCTGCCGTGCTGAATTACTACCTGGCGCAATGTTAAAGACCGGGTCGCGCCCAACATCCACGGTACCCATATTAGGTATTGAAGGCGCCAGGACCTTATTGATCAGCAGGGAGCCACCCAGGAACATGGCTCCGCCAATTACAGATGCAACTGTGCTACCAACACCAAATGTTGTACCAATCCAGGCCGCCCCTGCGCCCATCGTGAAATAGGCTAAAGCGGCGATCGCCACCAGTTGCAAGGCCTGCTTCTCCACAACGGAACGTACCGAAATGACCGAGCCATGCGTGGGCTTTTCCTGCGCCCATTCCTCGGGCGCAATGGGGCACCCATTGATGGACACAGCATATTTGCAGGCATGCAGATTCGGAACGTGGCGCTCCAAAAAAGAAAGCAGGCTTTCGCCTGCCTTCAGATCTGCCGGAGTATTTGTCTGCCCCTCCAGGGTCAGTGGGTGCGGCGTAACAACCAACCGCCCTGAATCAATTTTGCTCATCCTGATCCTTCCATCTATAAAATCCGACCACCCGCAAATTGAATGCCGGCAAGGCCCTCAATTTATGCAAGCTCGCATACCCCAAGGCCACTGATGTATGCAGCACATGCGCTTGGTGATTCACAAAAAAGTAAGTCCCAATATGTCCAGGCAGCTCTTGCCCTGCACTTTGCATCAGCACCAAATCACCATCGACAGGTTCAGTAACCTCAAAGGCCAACTCATCAGCCATGGCCCGGATCGCCACAGCCTGACCACGCTGCCCTTGCGGACGGGGCCTGGCAGTGGGCAATGCAACGTCACGAGCAAATACTTCCCGCGCTACCTCCACCGCCAAATCAGCACAGTCGTACTGATCAGCACAATGTGGCCGCCCGACAAACCTATCAAGCGCTTTAATCATTGGAAAATCCCGGGCGCTGTACGCTTGTCGTAACGCAACGTGACTGCGGAGCGATTCAAAATCGAGTCCATCGACGGCTTTGCCATGATGCTGGAGCTATCAACCGCCACGACAGAGATAGGCAAACTCAACTTCATGGTGTGAATATCCGGCATGGAGCGGTCAATCATGATGATGCTGCACCACACCTCTTCACCTGGCTCTCTGATGGATTCCAACTCGCGCAAAATATCACCGCCCGTGTTATCCATCTCCAGCACCATCTTTGGACTTTCCCCCTCGCCGGAATCAGGCAGGGTAAAACGAAATGGGTAGCCCACGTATGTCACACCACGACTGGTCCAAGCCTTGGTATCGTTGGCCAGCCGAAACGGCGCAGAGAAAGACGAATGCGTAATCTCTACCAGCAACACCACTCCATCTGGATCGGTGAGTCTTTGTCGATTACGACGAAATTCCTTGCTGATACTCATCGCATGTACTCCAACGTCACCTGGCGCTGGGCATACTGAAACCCGCCCGCCAACGGCGTCAAGGCACCAATGTCCCCACCTTTGAACCGCATCGAACGCGTCAAACGATATCGGTGGTCATACATATCAAACCAGCCAATCCGACGGATCGTGTCGAAATACCAGCTATCAAATTTGACGGTATCCTCTCGGCTACGAAAAAAAAGAGTGGCTTCTGTTTCCACCAAAACCTGCGAATTCAATATTTCTTGTTTCACAGGACCACGATCCATTTCGGTTCGCTTGACGGCAGGATCGAAACGCTCGCCAAAGCCGTCGATCAGGATCGAGACGTACTCAGGTAATTTGTTCATAGACTGAAATAAAAAAAGCCCGCTGGATCAATATCCAACGGGACTGATGTTTGTGAAACGCAGCAATACAATAAGGGCCGCACTCTGCTTTTCTGTCCCTTATGATCGTGCTCTTAATCCCCAGCCTCTCTGCAACACTCGCCCTGTGCTAGTGCTTGGGCTTCCCAGTTGCTCATCCAAAATACTGATAACCACACGCCGCAGCATCTGGCCATCAGCGCCTGTGCTCATCTCTTCCTTGGCCTCAACTCTGTTTCCACCGTAGTTATTAACGACCACCTGCAAATCCTGACCTGGCATGGAGCCAGTCGCCGTTGCTGATGGCAAAGCTGGATAGCCTACTGTCCCGCCATTCGCATATCCGCGTAAGGAGCGACGTAGCCGTTCAAACCCGGAACGTCCCCCCAAACTACGCATATCGTCTTGACTCAGAACGCCTTCACCCTTGTGGACGATACCTGCTGGTTCATAGCGTCCACCGTCTCCGGTGTAACCGCCAGAAGCCCAACCATTCAAACTAATCAGGGCACCAATACCGTCACCACCGCCTTGCTGTATCGCGCTGGCAGTAGACACCCCGTTCACACCGCCACCAAACAAGTTGCCAATCATGCCCGCCAAGGGTGCTGTCACTGACTGCTGAATCGCAATTCGAATCATGTCCGCAATAATGCTATCGGCAAGACTCGAAAAATCCATCTTGCCTTTCATGGCAAACTGGAACAGCGCATCTTCCATGCCCTTAAATATATTCCCGACCAAACCAGAAACGGCCTGATAAACATTAGCCGTATTATCGGCATAATTAATCATCGCCTCTTGCATCGCCAATCCCCAGTGCTGCTCAAGAAGCGAACGCTCCTGCACAGAGCGGCGCACGATAGCCAGCTTTTCCTCTTCTGCCGATCGCAAACTCTCAATAGATTGCAGATAAAGCGGTTCATCCAGGCGTGTAGATTCGTCCTCCTGGCCGGCCTCCAGCGCGCGTCTGCGGCGCTCAAAATCCGCCCTGATTTGATATTCTTCGGCCAATTGCTTACGTCTGCGCTCACCAATTCCCAAACCTACATTCTCTTGGTTTTTCTGAGTCTGAAAAATGGTGTTTTCTTCCGCAATGCTTTTTTGCTCCAGCATCGCTTTCTGGTAAAGCTTGTTTGCTCGCTCCGTATCTTCGTAGGCTTTTTTCGTAGCCTGCAAAGCCTCCACTTCATCCATCTGCCCCTTCGAAGCACCGGCCATCTGGAGCCGATAGCGCTGCAACTGGGCGTCAGTCATCCCCAACACAGCCACCTGATCACGCAAGGATTGTAGAAGGGTATCTGCAGAGGAAACTGCTCCTTTCGTCGCCCCCCCTGTCGCCTGCCGCGCCTGTAACAAAGTCTTTTCCGCATGAGCAGCGGACATGATTGCGACCTTTTCTTCCTCACTCAGACCCTTGTTCTCGCTGATCCAGCGAGCCGTCATCTTTACCGGATCGCCGCCATCCTGCAGTGACTTGATCCGACTCTGGAGTTGCTCAAGTTGCTTGCTTGCACTCTCCGAAAATCCAAGTGCGTTGTTTAGCGTCTGTACACCACCCGCAGCACCGTGAGCAGCCAAGCCCAACCGCCTGCCCAGCTCGGACAAAGCCTCCCATCGCTGTCCTGTTTGTGTTGCCTCATCTCGAGACTTCACCATAGCGATGGCAAGCGTACGATATTCAGTAGCTTGAGACTCGGTAATCACTCCTTGCTCAGTCCACTTCCCGATCAAGCCATCAATAGCCTGCTCAAGATCGCCACCCGCCGAAGAAACATTACCCACCAGGAAAGTCAGCTCATTACGCATGCCTGCCCGCATCTGCGCGACAGCCCGAGTTCCCCGCTCTGTCGTCGGATCGAGCTTGTCGACAAAATCAGCCATTGCCTTGCTAGCAGCACCCATCTGGGTGTCTAGAAGCACCGCCAGACTATCAAGCGCAGCTTGCCTGGACAGAACCCCCAGGTTGCCAAATGCGGTGGACGCATCCTGCGCGGAGCCAGTAAGAGCATCTGTGGCAACTTTCGCACGATCTGAAGCTCCGTCCATCGTAAAAAAAGACGCCGCAGTCATACCAATCGTGGCCAGCAGGCCAACAGGACCGCCCAGCACACCTAACAAAGTCCTACCGACTCCCGCCGTTGCCGCTTGCGCTACAGCAAGACGCCTACTGGCGGCCTCCGACGCATTTTTTGCTGTTGTTAACTGCGCAAGAGTCGTTGTCAAACCTAAACTTGCTCGTGCGCTTGCCAAAGCCGCAGCCGCAGCTTGTGCTTCCGCTCTGGCAGCAGCAAGCGTAGCAGCAGCCTTGGTATGGCTCGCCACAGTGGCACTCACAGTTGCCGCAACAGCACCAATAGTCCGCGACGTATAAACCCCCAGTGCACCCAGGGCCACAGTCCCCAGCACATCGGCAAACGACTCAAAATTCTGGGAAATAAAGTTGATTCCCGAAGCCAACAATGTCGTTGCTTGCAAGGAGTTATTCGTATTGCCTACGTACTCGCTAAATGCCGAGTTCAAGTTCGTCAACGCGCCACTGACTGTCTTGGGCATCAACTCCAGTTGCTGCAAGGCAGGGATATAAGAAGATGCCAAACCTTGAGCCAACATCTGGGCAGACATCTGCCCACTCCTGCCCAACTGATCAATCTCTGCCGTCGTTTTCCCCGTGCTGTCGGCCATATGGGAAATCAGGGAATCAACAGTACCGGTAATCTGCGCCCAGTCGCTGGCGTTAACCGCACCGGTACGAAACGAATTGGCAAACGCCTCCATGGCGACTGCACCGCTCTGTGCACTGGCTCCATTCGTTGCCAACAGCCCAGAAAAGGCCCCTACCGCATCCATGCTTTGATCAAAGCCAAGGCCGATCTCCCGCAAAGCCGGAGAAAGTGCGATGAATGCTTCACGTGTTTCATCAATAGGACGGGATGTCGCCTGAGCAAGCTGCGCCACCCGTGCCTGGGCCTGGTCGTACTCGCCTAAAGACTGTGTCGCAACCGCCATACGCTCGGCATAGCTATCCCACTGCTCGGCCATCTCAATCAAATCCATGGCCGAAAAACTACTTAAGGCAGACTTCAACACTCGGTCCATCACAGCAGTAGAGGCTGCACTCGAAAGAGTCGCTTTACTGACGCCTGCCATACTGCCATTGACTCGATCCGACATGGTCGCAACACGAATGCCAGCCGCCTCCATTGCATTTAGGGCAAGCGTCAGATCTTTGGCCCCTTGCTCCGCCGACCGAGTATCGAGCGTAATAGTCAATCGAGACTCTTGCGCCATTCAATTTCTCCAGATAAAAAAAACCCTGCCAAAGCAGGGAAAACCGCACATAGACGCTGATTCAAATCCCAGGACCTGAACCCAATCAAACTAATGGGGCCAGCCAGGTAGACATGCAAACCCGGCTGGCCCCCCTCCTGCTCCCACCACCTGGCCATCAGCTGCGTTCCAAGCGATCAAGCTCAAACACAGCCATATCCAGCTCTTGCCGGGATAGTGGGGTTCCATATGCCTGGACCACGGCACTTATGTTCTCGGTAGAGAGGGGCAATGGCACCGCCCCGCCCATTCCGACAACGACACTCCGACAACGGTCTGCAGCACAATAAACACGGATGACATGATCCGTAATGGGATCACTGGGAGGTTCATCCGGGATCTGAGCACCGAGAGTCGAATGAATCAGCTTGCGCTTTTCATTTTGCCCGGCCCACTCTTTTTCCCACTGGAACCGGGCGAGGACTTTTCCACGGTTTCCTGGGCCTCCTTCTTCGCGTTGGCAGCAACATGGGCCGCTGTCGCAATCACCCAGACAAAGAGATCTGTGTTCTCTGACAGCAGCTTGGTCGCATTCTCCGGCGAATAAGGAATGACGTTGCCCGCTTCATCCAGGACTTCACCCTTCCAGTCCTTGACGATATACGTGCTCAACAACTGGCACTGGACATCATGCTCGCGGACATCGTTACTTGAAACACGAATGGCCGCTAGCGAATGCCCTGCATCTTCCCGAGCAATCAAGCGTCGTGCTCGCTCGAGGGCTATTTGATAAGCCTCAGTATCAAGCGCAGCAATCTTGAAAGACACATCCTCGTCATAATCCTCCCACCGCTCCTGACTCAGAACCGATTCCAGGCGATTAATCTTCAAAGCCATGCCATCACTCCTTAAGGGGCAGGCGCAGCAACGGGGCTACGAGTCAGCACGGGGGTTTGCTTGGCCACGGTGAAGTTCAGCTCCACTTTCAGGATATCGCCCTTGGCACCGTTAGGCAGGTCACCATCGACCTCAATAGCGGGCAGATCGATCTCGTACTTGTTGCCCAGAGAGTCGGTGATCGGGAAGGAAATGGCGATCGGGGTGCGCTTGAACTGGTTCTTCCACAGCTCCCAGGCCTTCTGAGACCAAGCCAGGGTCACCGTGCCGGTGATGGCTGCTGCGGTCTCAATCAGGGCGCCAGGGCCCAAACGCTCGGCACCAAAGCAGCGTTGAGTCTGCAGCTGGTTGTCAATGTTCAGGGTCAGGCCCGATACGCAAGCCTGGCCAGCCAGAGACACGCCATTGGCCTTCACATCGCCCACGCTGATCGAGGACATGAAAGGCGTTTGGCTGGGCTCGGCCGGATCGGTGGCAAAGGGAGTTTCCTTGTCTTCGTAATCCAGGCAAGACATGGTGAAGGTCACGGTGGCTTTGCCTTCTTCAGGCACTTCCAGGGCAAAGGTGCTGACATGCGCACCCTTGAACAGCGCGTACACATCCACGTCACGATAGGCTTTGGCCACGCTGAAGGTGCTGCGGGTCTCGCCAACGCTCAGCTTGTTCTCTTTCCACTCACCGTAGAAGGCGGCCGCCAGCAGCTCGTCAAACGTGCCGTAGGACAGTTCGCCCGTGATGTCACCACCAATATCAATACTGGTCACGATCGAACCCTGACCAATACGCGAATCGGTGATTTCTTCGGACTCCTCCTTGTTCAGAGTCGGAGTCAGTGTGTTGCCGGTGACGCGCAGCGTCTGCCAGCCCGAACCAGGGGTCACACCGGGAACGGTTTCTTTAACCAGGTAGCTAGTAACTTTAGCGCCAGAACTCATAATGCATCTCTCCTGTATGCAGGCAAAAAAAAACCGACGCGAGGTCGGCACAAAAAAACAGGTAAAAAATCAACCGGCCCGGAACGGGACGGTCAGGTTGATCTGGTAGAACTCTTCGCGTTGTGGTCGTTTTTGCGGGTCATCCGCCGCCACATCGACTTGGCTCAGGCCCAGGCATTCCAACGCCCCTTCAGACCAGAAGGAAAAGTGATCATCCAGGGCATCGCTCAAGCGATCCAGCTCCTGACGGCCCTGACCCAAACGATCAAAGCACTCGATCAGAATCTCGCCGGATTTGCGGGTATAGGGTTTCGCACCCATGCCTGTCATTTCCGAATCGGTATTCTTGATCAGCAGACGGCACCAGACGCCCGTATCCGGCGGCGTAAAGGCCGCGTGGGCATTGGGGTACTCGATGTGCTCCTGAGCAATCCCGGTCAATGCCACCATTCGATCAATAATGGCTTTACTGATCTGTTCAAAGTTCATCTTGTGTAGTTCTCCTGAACGGTGCTGGCCATCTTCTCGATGGCGAATCGACGACTGTGCGTAGGCACTGCGACCAGGCAATAAAAAACCCCGCAGCAATTTCTTGCTCGGGGTTGTTTCGTTTGCATTGGACGCAACTTTGCACGCCCATTATTGCAATTGCGCTTGCAGATTCATAGCGGCCCATGTTGCAGACTGCAACGCCAGGCGTAAAAGGCAGAGGTTTCACCCTCTTTGATCTTGTCCACCTGACCTGAGTCCTGCAGTTGCACCAGCACGCGCTTGACACCTTCGCGCATGGCGTTGCGTTGTGCGTTGGACAGCTCCATGCCTTTACTGACGTGCCGCACAATCTGGATCATGCGGAACTCTCGCCCCGGATAGGCCGCTAACAGGTCTATGACTTCGGCTGCATACTTCACCGCAAAATCTCCTTTTCAACTGTGATTCTGAAATCCATCAA